AAAATGTCGTAAAAAGTCTAATTCTTAAAGAATCGGTTTTAGATATAAGAAAATATATTATATCACACGAACTCGATTTTGGATCAGATTATCAATCTTTGATGAGAGATATGTTTAATATAATATTTTCATCGAAAATAGATGAAATCGTTAAAAAAGTACTATTACTAGAGATCGGGGAACATTTATACCGAGATACATCAGTATTAGACCACGAAATCAATTTTTTCTGTTGTGTTATAGCTCTATCGAAAACTATTGTTTAATTGCAATATTTTTTGTTGGTAGAGAATTATCCTCTGGTTGATTACCAAGGTTAATATTCACCGTAACAATCTCTGGTTTAGTGCCAATGGGTTGTTCGTATTTATTTTTAACGCTTTGTACTGGTGGTAAATTAACACCAAAGTCCAAAACCTCAATTATCTCAAAATCCCCTGGGACAGTGAATTCCGACATTTCGGTTGGAGCATATACCGATCTAGGGTCGCATTTCAATACCAAAAATACATCACCCGATCCTTCGTTTGTATTGGCATCTTTAACGTTTTGTTCTGATCCACCCCCAACTACTCTTTTTATGAAAAAATAATAGTCTTGATCGACCATAGACTTTAACCACTCAGAAAATCCGGCATGTCCACTATAATGCCTTTGAAAATATGGAGAATTAAAAAATGCACCTTTTAGTTTAACCGCTGAACCTTCTCTAAATCCACCATTAGAAAAATGTGTGAACGCAGATTCTATTAAATTTTCGAATTTGTTATATTTTTTCATGACTATTATACTTATATTTACATAAGTATTTATCTAATATGGCTACAGTTCGACTAGATAATTTAATAAAACCAAAAATTAGAAATTCAGATGGGTTTAATCTGCAAACTGAACATATTAAAACTTCTCATCTTTATACAGATTTGGCATTGGATGTATCGGTGTCAAAATCTATCGGTGATGGTTTAAATGCTGTCCCAACTGATGATATATTGGTTTTACATGATGATGCTGCAATTAGAGCATCATTTTATAATATTTTTTCAACAAAAAAAGGTCAAAAAATATTAAATCCAGAATTTGGCGCATCGTTAGATGAATATTTGTTTGATTCGGTAAATTCCTTTGTTGGAAAAAGTTTGGGTGATAACATAATAAACACAATACGCAAATATGAACCTAGAGTTCGGGTTATTAAGGTTGATGTTTATCCTAACCCAGATTTAAACCAATATAAAGTCTGTATATATTATTATAAAACAAACGGACAAGGTATGATTAATCTCAAGTTAGATAGAGACGGTATTTTAATGACATAAAGAATAAGTATTATTATATGTGGCCTAATTTAATAAACATAGCAAAATCAGCAACTTCGATGTTACAGTCTGGAAGTCATCCACCGAACACTCCGCCTAAATATAAAGAAGATTTAAGTAAAATTAATTTCTTGTCATCTAAAAAATTCTATGTTGTTTTTTGTTCTGTTATTATACTAACATTTTTTTATATTCTGAGTATAGGTGTTTTGTTTTTAACAGCATATTATCCGACTTTAACACCCGCATTTGTTACTATTTTTACAGAAACTATAAAAATATTAGCAGTAATTATTGCAAGTTATTTGGGCGTACAAACGGTTTTAGATTATCGTATGAACTCTTCGAATATCGTCGAATATAAAAGCGAAAATATATCTTCTAAAGAAGAAATAGATGTAAATGAAGTAACTGTTATTACCACAAACACAAAAGAAAAAGATTATTCAATTGATAACTAATCACATACCATGGAACCATCAAATAAAGCATTATCATTAATTTTAAAATATGAAGTTGGGGGAGGTAAAATCTATTATGAAAAATATCTTTCTCGTTTTACTTGGCCAGAAGGTGCATCGGGGCCAACTATTGGAATAGGTATAGATTGTGCATATTATACTCCATTAGAATTATCAAAAATATTTCACTTTCTGCCAGCTGACAAATTAGATTTAATAAAAAAAGCTAGTGGAAAAACCGGTCAAAACGGTAAAGAATACACCAAAGTATTAAGACAAGCTGGAATAACGGTAACTTGGGAAACCGCTGTTGAAATATTTAACAATGTAACCTGGAAAAAATTCGCATCATTAGCAGAAAAAACCTTTCCAGGGTTAGAAAAACTTTCACCTGATGCATACGGCGCGATAGTGTCCATAGTATTCAACCGAGGAACAAGCCTAAATGGACCGTCTAGGCTGGAGATGCGCAAAATAAGGGATTTGGTACCAAATAAAGAATATAAGGCAATAGCGGCCCAAATTAGGAAAATGAAGAGGATATGGGAAGGGAAAAATATGAATGGTTTGCTAGAAAGACGAGACGCGGAAGCAAATTTAGTAGAAAATTGCGCATAAATGAATTTAGATGAGATATATTCAAAGCAAGTAAAAAAAACTGCTATTACCAATTTATCGGTTGGCGGAAACATGCCAAATATACAAAGGGATCCGAACATAGTTAAATTAGAAAAAGATGTTTTTGCGAAAATGAGAAGTATATGCCCACCTGAACCAAAGGAAAATAAAAGATCTGTAATGGGGGTTCAAAATTTTTCTTTTGAAGATGCGGTAAAAGAATTAGTAAATTTAAAAAAGACTTCATAAATATTAAGAAATATTACTAATATATTCTTAATTTATTCTCTCTATAAATAGAATTATAATACCTATAAAAAAAATGTCAACTGGTTTTTCAATTTTATTTAAAATTACCTAATAATAAAGAAATACCAAAACTACTTATTAATATTTTTTAATTTGTCAAGTTTTTTTAACAAAAATTCTTCATCTTCTCCCGAAGGTATAATACAAGTAAAATTCAAAAACGACCCTTTTTTATTTGTAAATAATTTTTTATTAGTTTTAAACTCTACAAAATTGGGTAAATTTTTTTTACAAATACTTTTACACATTTTTGTCATTTTATTTGGTTCTTCGTAAAAACTATGCCATTCTTTTACATTTGCTGTATCGAATGAATATGATAAAATTTTACAATTGTTTTCATTTGAAACTTTTATAAAATCTTCCAATTCAGATTTTATTTTACGTTGTAATAATTCTTTTATTAACTTGTCGCTACATTTAATTAAACCGTTTTTAAAAAGATCCCAATCATACGCAAAATCTAATACATGAACAGACAGTTCATCTATATAACAAGAAATATCAAAAACTAATACGTTTTCTTTTAAATAATATGAAAAATAATTTTTAATCTTTTGTTCTATCACAGCTATCTATAATAGCATCAATTAAAATTTCTTCCACTATTTCGCTAGGTAAAAATAAATTTGCTTTCGTGATTGTATTGTTAATATCGGAGTATTGTTCAACTAATTTATTTTTAACATTAATAGCTTCCATAAACTGTTGTTTTGATATGTTATCAAACGTTGGTTTATTTTGCAATTCAAATGCTTCCAACAAGGGTTGTCCACTATTGTTAATTATCTCTGAAAGTCTTTTGTAAAATCTGTTGAGAGGGGATAGCGTGGTTGTATTGGATAAGGTTTTAACTTTTTCGTATAAATAAGATAGAACGGAAGATTTTTTTATTTGTTCTTGTATTCTGTTTGTGAACTCTGGGGATTTGACATGGTTTTTTCCATAGGGATTGTATAAACAACCGCTTCCTACATACTTAGATGAACAATAAATACATTTACTGTGGTTATCCATGTGTACATGAGTGTTGGTAGGTGAGAAAATACACCCTTTACCATAAGATTTGGAATCACAATAAATACAACTCATACTATATAATTACTTTATTTTTATAAATATCCAACTCTATTTTTGGTGCATTTCCAATTCTTACATTAATTATGCCATTGTAATAATCATTTCTCAACAAAACATCGTTGTCAATCTGTTCTTTTATTTCAAAATAAGCTAATGACCATTTAGAATTACATGTTCTTAATATTTTAAAGGTAAAATTTTCTTTTCCAAGGTTTTTTATATCTTCGTTTAAATCATTTGAAGAACTAGTATATGTTTTCCAATCGGATTCTTTAAAATCTATTCGGTTTCTAGTTTTACCTTTTAAGGGTTTCCTTTTAATTCTGGATATGCATTGTTTTTTTCCTATATATTTTTTGTTGTTTATATTATTTGTTATTTCATATAAAAAACCAAATGTTGTTTCGTCTATTACTACCCCTTCGCTTAATATCCAATGTCCAGAATCTATCATTTTTTATTTTTTTTTGTTTTTTTAGTTAATAGTTCTGGAAATTTTCTTTTTATAACTTTAGAACCTAATAAAGTTGGTTTTATATTATATCCTTTTTCGTATGTATCTTTACTTACTGGATCATTTGAATTGTATACAGATGTTTGCGCAGTACCCATAACATTAGACACTGAATTATTTTCTAACAATTTTTTTACAAGCTCTTGATATTTATTAATCATAGTATATAATCTATTTATTATATAACTTATGGATTTTTTTGAAAAAATTAAACATGAGATTAATTCTGATCTAGTTTTAGATAGAATTAATCTATTAGAGAAGCAATTAATGCTTCCTGCTATTAAACATAAGTGGGTGGCTAGACTAATAGATCAAAAGAGACTTAAAAGTAGTTTAGAGACTAAGAAAAAACATTTAAAAGCAGATGTTTTAAAAACATTACAAGATAGTGGAATACCTTCCAATTTACCAAAAGCAGCATTAGATAGAAAAATAGAAAGTTCGGATTCTATATTAAAAATAGATGAACAAATAAAAGAAACCGAAATTATCATTGAATATCTTGAAAAGGTTGAAAATATATGTAGATCATTAACTTACGATATCAAAAATGCCGTAGATTTGGAAAAACTCGAAACAACATAATATGGTTAAAATCGAGTATTCCAATAAAACAAAACAACAATTACAATTAAATTGTGATAGTTCTGTATTAAACCGAATACGTGATAGGTTTTCTGCTCCAAATCCAGCATTTAGAAGAAATTCTAGGTTTTCTCAACCCAGGGTCTATGCAATTACACCATCAGGTAAGTGTGATTCTGGTTTATTAGATAATGTTCTTGCTTTTTTACAAGCAAATCAAATACAGGTGGAATTGGATGTTGAGATTGAACAATTAAAAAATTTAGGGTTTGATTCACCCATTATAAAAAGATTCGACCTAACATATCGGTCGCACCAAGAGACATCTATCGAAAAGGCTTTGAAAAAAGGTAATGGGGTTGTGATAATACCAACTGCTGGTGGTAAAACTCTCATTATGGCAGGATTAATAGAGTCTTTGAGAGAGAATTTAAAAAACGAAAATGCATTAGTGTTGGTTACGGTACCAACCATACAGTTGGTGGAACAAACTTGTGCTGATTTCATATCATATGGAATGACAAAGGTAACCAAATGGTCGGGTGACAACAAACCAGATCCAGATGCAACAACTATTATAGCAGGAACCCAAATTCTTTTATCCGATAAAACCGATCTATCTATTTTAGATGATGTTAAAATATTAATGGTTGATGAATGTCATTGCATTAAGAAAAATAATGAGATTAACAGTGTTTTTAAATTTATTAAAACTCCTTTTAAATTCGGTTTCACGGGAACCATGCCCTCAACCATTATAGATGAGTGGAATATTATTGGAAAGTTGGGTCCCATCGTATATCAAGAAAAAACCGAAGATTTAAAGAATAAGAAATTTATATCTAATTTTAAAATAATAATTTTGAATGTTATTCATAGGAATATACCAAAAATAACTTTAAATTTTAGTAAACCAGCAGAAGCATATCAATCCGAAATGGATTTTTTACTGCAAAACAATAGAAGGAATGAAATAATATGTAATTTGGCTAATAAATTACAAAACAATACTATAATAATGGTCGATAGAATCGATCATGGTATTAATATCGTATCTAAACTAGAACAAATTACGAAAAAACCTTTCTATTTTATCAGAGGTTCAACAGAAATGGAAGAACGTGAAAATATTAGATCATTAATGAATGAAAAAAATGATATAATAGTAGTAGCAATATCTAAAATATTTAGTACCGGTATTAATATACCGAATTTACATAATATAATTTTTGCATCAGCCGGAAAAGCCAAGATAAAAATAATGCAATCTATTGGTAGAGCACTTAGGTTACACCCAACCAAAACAATGGCTAATATATTTGATATATCAGATAATACCAAGTATGGAAAAACGCATTTAAAAGAACGAAAAAAACTTTACGATACAGAAAAATTTAAATATGAAGAAAAAAATATACAATAACGAAGATTTAATTGACGATTTG